GTAAATATAGTTTTGCCACCTTCATTAAATACTAAGACTGATGACTTTTTAGGTGATATGGTAACTGAAATACCTTCTTCCATGATTCTTGCTTTATTATAAAATGGAACATTGGCATCTTCTTGTAATGTTCTAGACTGCCTAAAACTTGAATTAATTCTTAATCCTGACTTGCTAACTGTATATTGTAAATCAAATAATCTAGCTGATGGACTTCCAGTTTTATACCATTCATAAACATGGTGCAAAGCATTTGGATTACCTCTTGCAGAAACATCTATATAGGCTGCTAGAGTTTCAATAACTCCTTGTCCAAGATTTTTTAAAAATAAACTTTTTCCTTTTTGAATTCCATCTAAAAATCCAATAGCATAATCAACAATGTTTGACATTTGTTTTTCAAATTGTTTTGTATTAGTTCTTGCTATCATTAGTCACTCACTGTTTGATTCTCTGTTCTACGCCAGAGCATCTTAAAATATTCTACTGATCCGAAAGGTCCAGTAAATGGTTCTACGGTTGCCATTTCGTATATGGTTCCTTTTCCAGATCTTGGACCTGCTGTTTCTTTATAAATCATCTCGTCATAAGCATTGCGAATGTTAGTTACTAAAATATTGGTTATAGCATTTTCAGAATTGTTAGAAGATGTTCTTGGATCAGTTTTAGTTCTAGCAATAAGCTTATTCTCATATTGAAGAAATGTTTCTGGTTTAATATCTTCAGTTCCTGCACCGCCTACGCTTGTAGCATTACAGATTATTGTTCTATCAAAAACCCAAGTTTTAGTTGCTTGACCATACTGTGTTTGATTAATGATAGGATAATATATATCAGCCTTCATTGGATACATAAAGTCTGTTTGTTCGCAAGAATCCATTATAAGACTCCTGGGCGGATAATCGTTTCTACGTATTTATCAAGAATTTTGTCTACCATAATATTGCCAGTGCCTTCTATCATTCTTTTATCATATTCAATTTTAAATTGATCTGTGCTATATTTATTTACATACCGCTTGTAATAGTCTAGTTTGCCACACTTAATATCTTCAATTAACATTTTTGTTGCATCGGTAATATCTACTGGAACTACTTTGTATCCAGTTTCTAGTAAAATAATGTAGTCTGCTCCTTCTGCAAAGGCTGCTGCTGGAACAATAGTTTGGACATTTCCACTATCTTCTGTATCAAATAAACTAATTGAATCTGAAGGAGCTACTGGTATTTTGGCATACCTTCTTTCTGCACGATTTATTGCATCAGTAGACTCTACTGGATCTTTTGTAATTGCAGTTTTATCCTTAGTAATAAGGTAGTTATATTCTTTTAATGCTGGTCCATTTATGGTATCACTAAGATCATAAACTAATTCTGCATTTTCATATGCCTTTAAAATTTTATGTGTTCTTTTCCAAAGTGGTATATAGTCAGTTCCCTGACCAACAACTTCTAGATATGTTCTATCATAATAAAATCCACCAGTAATAGAATCAATCATCAGTCTTGCTAAATTCTCATACTCTGTATAAGCAGCAATATCTGTAGCTGTTCCAGAGGTGGCAAGTGTTGCTGGGTTTACGTATGGTCTAACTACTTCTAAGTTATCCTCAACCACAATATCTCCACGATCACCATCAATATCTTCATAAATACTAAGAGCATATGATTTATCATATTTTACAAAATCCCCAGTTAATGAATATACGAGTTGAGAGTTTGCATTAGAAGTAATAAATTCTTCTATTTCTCTTTGCTCTGGAACGTCTTCAATAACAAGAATATAATCTGTATTTGCATCTGGAACAGTGTATGTAACAGATAGGGGATATGGTGGAAGTCTTAGTATGTTCATAATTATTTACCGTAATAACTGGCTACTTCTTCAGGCTGTGCAATTCTTACTGCCTTTCGAGTAATCCACTTTTCAGATGCCTCCTTTGAGACTATGTTGTAGCCAACCTTTAAATCTCCTAAGCCATCCCAATATATATTTTTATCTGAATATAGGGCTACTTTTTCTACTTGATCTTTAGGCTCTGTGCTATTTTTTGATACCGTTTTTTCATTTGGAATAAAGCTTGCTATAACTTCTAATATTTCTAGTTTAGTCGATACCCCAAATAAATCAATGTTATTTTTTTTGGCATATGCCTTTAATGCCATTACGGTTTTTGTTGATAGTTCTTCCATTGTTAAAGTCATAATACTCCAATACTCATTTGTAATTATACCAGAATATGACTAAAGGAGGCCAGCTTTTACACTGACCTCCCTTTGTCTTTATTGGTTATTAATTAGGAATCTGTTGAATCTGCATCTGCGTAAGCAACTGCATCCAATTCTTCCCATTGAATACCAAAACGGACGAATACTGTGTATTCGATGGTGTCCTTCTTTGGCTTGTATTCACGGTTTACAGTGATGTCACGTTGGAATCCCCATACACGGTTCTGAGGGAATGTCAAATCGACATAACCTGCAGGGTAGTAAGGAACTTCAAGAACATCTACACCAAGAACACGAGTTGTGCGGGAGTTACCAAAGGTTTGTCCTGCGCCATCAAGGTATGCTTGACGATTTGACTGTGTGCTTCCTGGAATTTGGCCAGAAACAGCTTCTGCAATTGCATCGGCAAGTGTTCCGTTATTCTTAACAATACCTTGGAATGCGTCAGTTCCTGCATAGAACTTAAGATTGCTCTTAAGTGCACGATACTTACGTGGCATAGCCAAGATAATGCTTTGCATAACGTTTGGTGTCCACTCGTTATTAGCGACAGTAACTGCTGCTTCGTGAGCATCATTTCCTGCAACTTGATTAACTTGCTTAACGAAACCAGGCATGATTGAAAGGAATGCATCTGCACCTGAACCTACACCGTTAATGGCAAGGTCTTCGATGTCATTAGCAAATGCGTTGGTCATCAAGCGAACTAGATGATCTTCCAAAGCACCGCCTTCAATATTGTCTTCTAGTGCTTCTGTAGAAACTTCCCAGTCAAGACGAATCTTCTTGGTTGTTAGTTCTACCTTTGTGAATGTAGCACCTGCGTTTGTGAAGTCAGGTTGTGCTTGAGCAGCAGCACGGATTACACGCTCACCAACGTTAACCTTTTCGATTTCCATGGTGTTTGCTCTCATTGTAACTCTACGTCCGTCTTTAGCGAGAACTGTTGCATCCCACACATAGTCGATGAAGCGACGAGCCTGCTCTGGTGCTAGAATACCACCTGGTGTTCCAGTTGGATTTACAGCGTTTGCACCTGATGTTGTTCCAAAGTTCGCTGTGGCAATGTTACCAAGCGAAGCAGCTGGAGATAGATTACCGTTTGCATCTGTTGTGGTTGCTGAACCGATTGCACCTGATGCAAAAGCACCATCGCCGTTGTGGGCATGGTTTTCGGTTGGGCTACCTGGATAGTTTTTTACGATATCTGTATTATTTTGTTCCGACATATTGTTCACCTCCTAGTGATTTTATATCTTAGTTGAATAGGTCGGTTGATTTGAGGAAACGACCGCCCCATAGGGATTTTTGAACCTTGGTAGGCTCAAACTGCACGATCTCGCCTAGATCGCCAGACTTGCGGAAAGCGGTATCTTGCTCTACGGCATCTACTCGCTTACCAAACTCATTAAAGACACCCTTAACATCGTTAACTTCTCCAGATACGGTTTTAACCTCACTAGATACAGTGTCAATAGATTTACTTAATGCAGCAATTTGGTCATGTAATGACTTTACTGTTGCTGCAAGATCGCCAAAGGCATTTGTAAGAGAATTTTTGATTTCAGCAACTGCCTCAACAATTACTTCATCAGACTTAGTTACATCATTTACGTCTGCAACCTTTTCTCCCTCTTCTGATTTTTCAATAGAAGAATCTGCACTACCATCAATTGACTTTTCTGCATCTGCAGCTTCTGCTGCTGGTGCCTGGTCAACGACTGCAGGAGTTTCAATAACTTCTGCTAGTTGTGCCTCTGGAGCGACCTCAACATTTTCAACTACAGTATCTAATACTGCTCCTGTTGCTTCTGTCATAGGACTAACCTCCTTTGTAATCTTAATTGTGCTAATGCCTTTGGCACTATCAACTAAGAACTTTATCATGTTTACTTTTTCGTTATCATTTTTTTCAACAAAACCTATATTTTGCATTTGCTTTTGTGTTACTGGATGCATTGCTGTTTCGGAATCTGAAACCATTACCATTCCTGTTTCTGCATCATAAAAAATATTTTCTGTTTCAACTTTTGAAAGCATTCCATCAATCACATTAAGGCCATCTTTCTTTTCTATAGAAACAATATTAGCAAATTGATTTGCTGGAGAATCCACCAAAGACAATTCAAAAAGGTCATAATCTTTAATTACACGGATTGTCTTATCCATATCTTCATTGTATGC